GTATACGAGAATTAGAAAAGGCACTCGTATACGTATTGGGCAATTAAAAATAATAATTAGGCCTAGGGAACAAATCCCTCTCAGCGAAGGCCGAAAAGAGGCTAGCCATGCCCTTAGTAGGACTAGCATAATGAGGGGGGTAGCAACAGTGGTGAGTTCGTTGGATGGCTTAAGCCCTGAGTACAGGGTAGTCGTCAGTGGTTCGACGCCTTGGAATAAAGGTCTCGAGATGCCACGTGGACGAGGGCATGCCCAAAGCACATCTTAACCTGAGCGGGGGTCGCCCAGGTAAAAGCAGTTTTAACCGACTGTTACGAATACAGCCTGATAGGGTGCTGCAGAGGCCCACTGTATTGCTACTAAAAATCTCTGCTGTACATGGCACATGGAGTTGATCACAAATGAACTTTTATACAAAACATACAAACAAAAACCCGTCGGGGTGGAGGAACCTGTTTATGATCAGGCAGGTGATCCCTTATTTGGTGAAAGGGGAGCAGTCCACCCTCAATCGACGCTAAAGCTCCCACACAAGAGAGGGGAACGCGATGTTCCAACCAACTTGGCATCCTTACCAAAAAGAGGTGACTGCAGGTCGGGTAATAGCAGAGGACCTGTGAGCGGGATCTACCTGAAGCCAGGGCCACTATTTTACCAGGACTATAAAGGTCCCGTCTATCACAGGGCCCCGCTGGAGCTCTTTGAGGAGGGATCCATGTGTGAAACGACTAAACGGATAGGGAGAGTAACTGGAAGTGACGGAAAGCTGTACCACATTTATGTGTGTATAGATGGATGTATAATAATAAAAAGTGCCACGAGAAGTTACCAAAGGGTGTTCAGGTGGGTCCATAATAGGCTTGACTGCCCTCTATGGGTCACAACTTGCTCAGACACGAAAGAAGAGGGAGCAACAAAAAAGAAAACACAGAAACCCGACAGACTAGAAAGGGGGAAAATGAAAATAGTGCCCAAAGAATCTGAAAAAGACAGCAAAACTAAACCTCCGGATGCTACAATAGTGGTGGAAGGAGTCAAATACCAGGTGAGGAAGAAGGGAAAAACCAAGAGTAAAAACACTCAGGACGGCTTGTACCATAACAAAAACAAACCTCAGGAATCACGCAAGAAACTGGAAAAAGCATTGTTGGCGTGGGCAATAATAGCTATAGTTTTGTTTCAAGTTACAATGGGAGAAAACATAACACAGTGGAACCTACAAGATAATGGGACGGAAGGGATACAACGGGCAATGTTCCAAAGGGGTGTGAATAGAAGTTTACATGGAATCTGGCCAGAGAAAATCTGTACTGGCGTCCCTTCCCATCTAGCCACCGATATAGAACTAAAAACAATTCATGGTATGATGGATGCAAGTGAGAAGACCAACTACACGTGTTGCAGACTTCAACGCCATGAGTGGAACAAGCATGGTTGGTGCAACTGGTACAATATTGAACCCTGGATTCTAGTCATGAATAGAACCCAAGCCAATCTCACTGAGGGACAACCACCAAGGGAGTGCGCAGTCACTTGTAGGTATGATAGGGCTAGTGACTTAAACGTGGTAACACAAGCTAGAGATAGCCCCACACCCTTAACAGGTTGCAAGAAAGGAAAGAACTTCTCCTTTGCAGGCATATTGATGCGGGGCCCCTGCAACTTTGAAATAGCTGCAAGTGATGTATTATTCAAAGAACATGAACGCATTAGTATGTTCCAGGATACCACTCTTTACCTTGTTGACGGGTTGACCAACTCCTTAGAAGGTGCCAGACAAGGAACCGCTAAACTGACAACCTGGTTAGGCAAGCAGCTCGGGATACTAGGAAAAAAGTTGGAAAACAAGAGTAAGACGTGGTTTGGAGCATACGCTGCTTCCCCTTACTGTGATGTCGATCGCAAAATTGGCTACATATGGTATACAAAAAATTGCACCCCTGCCTGCTTACCCAAGAACACAAAAATTGTCGGCCCTGGGAAATTTGGCACCAATGCAGAGGACGGCAAGATATTACATGAGATGGGGGGTCACTTGTCGGAGGTACTACTACTTTCTTTAGTGGTGCTGTCCGACTTCGCACCGGAAACAGCTAGTGTAATGTACCTAATCCTACATTTTTCCATCCCACAAAGTCACGTTGATGTAATGGATTGTGATAAGACCCAGTTGAACCTCACAGTGGAGCTGACAACAGCTGAAGTAATACCAGGGTCGGTCTGGAATCTAGGCAAATATGTATGTATAAGACCAAATTGGTGGCCTTATGAGACAACTGTAGTGTTGGCATTTGAAGAGGTGAGCCAGGTGGTGAAGTTAGTGTTGAGGGCACTCAGAGATTTAACACGCATTTGGAACGCTGCAACAACTACTGCTTTTTTAGTATGCCTTGTTAAGATAGTCAGGGGCCAGATGGTACAGGGCATTCTGTGGCTACTATTGATAACAGGGGTACAAGGGCACTTGGATTGCAAACCTGAATTCTCGTATGCCATAGCAAAGGACGAAAGAATTGGTCAACTGGGGGCTGAAGGCCTTACCACCACTTGGAAGGAATACTCACCTGGAATGAAGCTGGAAGACACAATGGTCATTGCTTGGTGCGAAGATGGGAAGTTAATGTACCTCCAAAGATGCACGAGAGAAACCAGATATCTCGCAATCTTGCATACAAGAGCCTTGCCGACCAGTGTGGTATTCAAAAAACTCTTTGATGGGCGAAAGCAAGAGGATGTAGTCGAAATGAACGACAACTTTGAATTTGGACTCTGCCCATGTGATGCCAAACCCATAGTAAGAGGGAAGTTCAATACAACGCTGCTGAACGGACCGGCCTTCCAGATGGTATGCCCCATAGGATGGACAGGGACTGTAAGCTGTACGTCATTCAATATGGACACCTTAGCCACAACTGTGGTACGGACATATAGAAGGTCTAAACCATTCCCTCATAGGCAAGGCTGTATCACCCAAAAGAATCTGGGGGAGGATCTCCATAACTGCATCCTTGGAGGAAATTGGACTTGTGTGCCTGGAGACCAACTACTATACAAAGGGGGCTCTATTGAATCTTGCAAGTGGTGTGGCTATCAATTTAAAGAGAGTGAGGGACTACCACACTACCCCATTGGCAAGTGTAAATTGGAGAACGAGACTGGTTACAGGCTAGTAGACAGTACCTCTTGCAATAGAGAAGGTGTGGCCATAGTACCACAAGGGACATTAAAGTGCAAGATAGGAAAAACAACTGTACAGGTCATAGCTATGGATACCAAACTCGGACCTATGCCTTGCAGACCATATGAAATCATATCAAGTGAGGGGCCTGTAGAAAAGACAGCGTGTACTTTCAACTACACTAAGACATTAAAAAATAAGTATTTTGAGCCCAGAGACAGCTACTTTCAGCAATACATGCTAAAAGGAGAGTATCAATACTGGTTTGACCTGGAGGTGACTGACCATCACCGGGATTACTTCGCTGAGTCCATATTAGTGGTGGTAGTAGCCCTCTTGGGTGGCAGATATGTACTTTGGTTACTGGTTACATACATGGTCTTATCAGAACAGAAGGCCTTAGGGATTCAGTATGGATCAGGGGAAGTGGTGATGATGGGCAACTTGCTAACCCATAACAATATTGAAGTGGTGACATACTTCTTGCTGCTGTACCTACTGCTGAGGGAGGAGAGCGTAAAGAAGTGGGTCTTACTCTTATACCACATCTTAGTGGTACACCCAATCAAATCTGTAATTGTGATCCTACTGATGATTGGGGATGTGGTAAAGGCCGATTCAGGGGGCCAAGAGTACTTGGGGAAAATAGACCTCTGTTTTACAACAGTAGTACTAATCGTCATAGGTTTAATCATAGCTAGGCGTGACCCAACTATAGTGCCACTGGTAACAATAATGGCAGCACTGAGGGTCACTGAACTGACCCACCAGCCTGGAGTTGACATCGCTGTGGCGGTCATGACTATAACCCTACTGATGGTTAGCTATGTGACAGATTATTTTAGATATAAAAAATGGTTACAGTGCATTCTCAGCCTGGTATCTGCGGTGTTCTTGATAAGAAGCCTAATATACCTAGGTAGAATCGAGATGCCAGAGGTAACTATCCCAAACTGGAGACCACTAACTTTAATACTATTATATTTGATCTCAACAACAATTGTAACGAGGTGGAAGGTTGACGTGGCTGGCCTATTGTTGCAATGTGTGCCTATCTTATTGCTGGTCACAACCTTGTGGGCCGACTTCTTAACCCTAATACTGATCCTGCCTACCTATGAATTGGTTAAATTATACTATCTGAAAACTGTTAGGACTGATACAGAAAGAAGTTGGCTAGGGGGGATAGACTATACAAGAGTTGACTCCATCTACGACGTTGATGAGAGTGGAGAGGGCGTATATCTTTTTCCATCAAGGCAGAAAGCACAGGGGAATTTTTCTATACTCTTGCCCCTTATCAAAGCAACACTGATAAGTTGCGTCAGCAGTAAATGGCAGCTAATATACATGAGTTACTTAACTTTGGACTTTATGTACTACATGCACAGGAAAGTTATAGAAGAGATCTCAGGAGGTACCAACATAATATCCAGGTTAGTGGCAGCACTCATAGAGCTGAACTGGTCCATGGAAGAAGAGGAGAGCAAAGGCTTAAAGAAGTTTTATCTATTGTCTGGAAGGTTGAGAAACCTAATAATAAAACATAAGGTAAGGAATGAGACCGTGGCTTCTTGGTACGGGGAGGAGGAAGTCTACGGTATGCCAAAGATCATGACTATAATCAAGGCCAGTACACTGAGTAAGAGCAGGCACTGCATAATATGCACTGTATGTGAGGGCCGAGAGTGGAAAGGTGGCACCTGCCCAAAATGTGGACGCCATGGGAAGCCGATAACGTGTGGGATGTCGCTAGCAGATTTTGAAGAAAGACACTATAAAAGAATCTTTATAAGGGAAGGCAACTTTGAGGGTATGTGCAGCCGATGCCAGGGAAAGCATAGGAGGTTTGAAATGGACCGGGAACCTAAGAGTGCCAGATACTGTGCTGAGTGTAATAGGCTGCATCCTGCTGAGGAAGGTGACTTTTGGGCAGAGTCGAGCATGTTGGGCCTCAAAATCACCTACTTTGCGCTGATGGATGGAAAGGTGTATGATATCACAGAGTGGGCTGGATGCCAGCGTGTGGGAATCTCCCCAGATACCCACAGAGTCCCTTGTCACATCTCATTTGGTTCACGGATGCCTTTCAGGCAGGAATACAATGGCTTTGTACAATATACCGCTAGGGGGCAACTATTTCTGAGAAACTTGCCCGTACTGGCAACTAAAGTAAAAATGCTCATGGTAGGCAACCTTGGAGAAGAAATTGGTAATCTGGAACATCTTGGGTGGATCCTAAGGGGGCCTGCCGTGTGTAAGAAGATCACAGAGCACGAAAAATGCCACATTAATATACTGGATAAACTAACCGCATTTTTCGGGATCATGCCAAGGGGGACTACACCCAGAGCCCCGGTGAGGTTCCCTACGAGCTTACTAAAAGTGAGGAGGGGTCTGGAGACTGCCTGGGCTTACACACACCAAGGCGGGATAAGTTCAGTCGACCATGTAACCGCCGGAAAAGATCTACTGGTCTGTGACAGCATGGGACGAACTAGAGTGGTTTGCCAAAGCAACAACAGGTTGACCGATGAGACAGAGTATGGCGTCAAGACTGACTCAGGGTGCCCAGACGGTGCCAGATGTTATGTGTTAAATCCAGAGGCCGTTAACATATCAGGATCCAAAGGGGCAGTCGTTCACCTCCAAAAGACAGGTGGAGAATTCACGTGTGTCACCGCATCAGGCACACCGGCTTTCTTCGACCTAAAAAACTTGAAAGGATGGTCAGGCTTGCCTATATTTGAAGCCTCCAGCGGGAGGGTGGTTGGCAGAGTCAAAGTAGGGAAGAATGAAGAGTCTAAACCTACAAAAATAATGAGTGGAATCCAGACCGTCTCAAAAAACAGAGCAGACCTGACCGAGATGGTCAAGAAGATAACCAGCATGAACAGGGGAGACTTCAAGCAGATTACTTTGGCAACAGGGGCAGGCAAAACCACAGAACTCCCAAAAGCAGTTATAGAGGAGATAGGAAGACACAAGAGAGTATTAGTTCTTATACCATTAAGGGCAGCGGCAGAGTCAGTCTACCAGTATATGAGATTGAAACACCCAAGCATCTCTTTTAACCTAAGGATAGGGGACATGAAAGAGGGGGACATGGCAACCGGGATAACCTATGCATCATACGGGTACTTCTGCCAAATGCCTCAACCAAAGCTCAGAGCTGCTATGGTAGAATACTCATACATATTCTTAGATGAATACCATTGTGCCACTCCTGAACAACTGGCAATTATCGGGAAGATCCACAGATTTTCAGAGAGTATAAGGGTTGTCGCCATGACTGCCACGCCAGCAGGGTCGGTGACCACAACAGGTCAAAAGCACCCAATAGAGGAATTCATAGCCCCCGAGGTAATGAAAGGGGAGGATCTTGGTAGTCAGTTCCTTGATATAGCAGGGTTAAAAATACCAGTGGATGAGATGAAAGGCAATATGTTGGTTTTTGTACCAACGAGAAACATGGCAGTAGAGGTAGCAAAGAAGCTAAAAGCTAAGGGCTATAACTCTGGATACTATTACAGTGGAGAGGATCCAGCCAATCTGAGAGTTGTGACATCACAATCCCCCTATGTAATCGTGGCTACAAATGCTATTGAATCAGGAGTGACACTACCAGATTTGGACACGGTTATAGACACGGGGTTGAAATGTGAAAAGAGGGTGAGGGTATCATCAAAGATACCCTTCATCGTAACAGGCCTTAAGAGGATGGCCGTGACTGTGGGTGAGCAGGCGCAGCGTAGGGGCAGAGTAGGTAGAGTGAAACCCGGGAGGTATTATAGGAGCCAGGAAACAGCAACAGGGTCAAAGGACTACCACTATGACCTCTTGCAGGCACAAAGATACGGGATTGAGGATGGAATCAACGTGACGAAATCCTTTAGGGAGATGAATTACGATTGGAGCCTATACGAGGAGGACAGCCTACTAATAACCCAGCTGGAAATACTAAATAATCTACTCATCTCAGAAGACTTGCCAGCCGCTGTTAAGAACATAATGGCCAGGACTGATCACCCAGAGCCAATCCAACTTGCATACAACAGCTATGAAGTCCAGGTCCCGGTCCTATTCCCAAAAATAAGGAATGGAGAAGTCACAGACACCTACGAAAATTACTCGTTTCTAAATGCCAGAAAGTTAGGGGAGGATGTGCCCGTGTATATCTACGCTACTGAAGATGAGGATCTGGCAGTTGACCTCTTAGGGCTAGACTGGCCTGATCCTGGGAACCAGCAGGTAGTGGAGACTGGTAAAGCACTGAAGCAAGTGACCGGGTTGTCCTCGGCTGAAAATGCCCTACTAGTGGCTTTATTTGGGTATGTGGGTTACCAGGCTCTCTCAAAGAGGCATGTCCCAATGATAACAGACATATATACCATCGAGGACCAGAGACTAGAAGACACCACCCACCTCCAGTATGCACCCAACGCCATAAAAACCGATGGGACAGAGACTGAACTGAAAGAACTGGCGTCGGGTGACGTGGAAAAAATCATGGGAGCCATTTCAGATTATGCAGCTGGGGGACTGGAGTTTGTTAAATCCCAAGCAGAAAAGATAAAAACAGCTCCTTTGTTTAAAGAAAACGCAGAAGCCGCAAAAGGGTATGTCCAAAAATTCATTGACTCATTAATTGAAAATAAAGAAGAAATAATCAGATATGGTTTGTGGGGAACACACACAGCACTATACAAAAGCATAGCTGCAAGACTGGGGCATGAAACAGCGTTTGCCACACTAGTGTTAAAGTGGCTAGCTTTTGGAGGGGAATCAGTGTCAGACCACGTCAAGCAGGCGGCAGTTGATTTAGTGGTCTATTATGTGATGAATAAGCCTTCCTTCCCAGGTGACTCCGAGACACAGCAAGAAGGGAGGCGATTCGTCGCAAGCCTGTTCATCTCCGCACTGGCAACCTACACATACAAAACTTGGAATTACCACAATCTCTCTAAAGTGGTGGAACCAGCCCTGGCTTACCTCCCCTATGCTACCAGCGCATTAAAAATGTTCACCCCAACGCGGCTGGAGAGCGTGGTGATACTGAGCACCACGATATATAAAACATACCTCTCTATAAGGAAGGGGAAGAGTGATGGATTGCTGGGTACGGGGATAAGTGCAGCCATGGAAATCCTGTCACAAAACCCAGTATCGGTAGGTATATCTGTGATGTTGGGGGTAGGGGCAATCGCTGCGCACAACGCTATTGAGTCCAGTGAACAGAAAAGGACCCTACTTATGAAGGTGTTTGTAAAGAACTTCTTGGATCAGGCTGCAACAGATGAGCTGGTAAAAGAAAACCCAGAAAAAATTATAATGGCCTTATTTGAAGCAGTCCAGACAATTGGTAACCCCCTGAGACTAATATACCACCTGTATGGGGTTTACTACAAAGGTTGGGAGGCCAAGGAACTATCTGAGAGGACAGCAGGCAGAAACTTATTCACATTGATAATGTTTGAAGCCTTCGAGTTATTAGGGATGGACTCACAAGGGAAAATAAGGAACCTGTCCGGAAATTACATTTTGGATTTGATATACGGCCTACACAAGCAAATCAACAGAGGGCTGAAGAAAATGGTACTGGGGTGGGCCCCTGCACCCTTTAGTTGTGACTGGACCCCTAGTGACGAGAGGATCAGATTGCCAACAGACAACTATTTGAGGGTAGAAACCAGGTGCCCATGTGGCTATGAGATGAAAGCTTTCAAAAATGTAGGTGGCAAACTTACCAAAGTGGAGGAGAGCGGGCCTTTCCTATGTAGAAACAGACCTGGTAGGGGACCAGTCAACTACAGAGTCACCAAGTATTACGATGACAACCTCAGAGAGATAAAACCAGTAGCAAAGTTGGAAGGACAGGTAGAGCACTACTACAAAGGGGTCACAGCAAAAATTGACTACAGTAAAGGAAAAATGCTCTTGGCCACTGACAAGTGGGAGGTGGAACATGGTGTCATAACCAGGTTAGCTAAGAGATATACTGGGGTCGGGTTCAATGGTGCATACTTAGGTGACGAGCCCAATCACCGTGCTCTAGTGGAGAGGGACTGTGCAACTATAACCAAAAACACAGTACAGTTTCTAAAAATGAAGAAGGGGTGTGCGTTCACCTATGACCTGACCATCTCCAATCTGACCAGGCTCATCGAACTAGTACACAGGAACAATCTTGAAGAGAAGGAAATACCCACCGCTACGGTCACCACATGGCTAGCTTACACCTTCGTGAATGAAGACGTAGGGACTATAAAACCAGTACTAGGAGAGAGAGTAATCCCCGACCCTGTAGTTGATATCAATTTACAACCAGAGGTGCAAGTGGACACGTCAGAGGTTGGGATCACAATAATTGGAAGGGAAACCCTGATGACAACGGGAGTGACACCTGTCTTGGAAAAAGTAGAGCCTGACGCCAGCGACAACCAAAACTCGGTGAAGATCGGGTTGGATGAGGGTAATTACCCAGGGCCTGGAATACAGACACATACACTAACAGAAGAAATACACAACAGGGATGCGAGGCCCTTCATCATGATCCTGGGCTCAAGGAATTCCATATCAAATAGGGCAAAGACTGCTAGAAATATAAATCTGTACACAGGAAATGACCCCAGGGAAATACGAGACTTGATGGCTGCAGGGCGCATGTTAGTAGTAGCACTGAGGGATGTCGACCCTGAGCTGTCTGAAATGGTCGATTTCAAGGGGACTTTTTTAGATAGGGAGGCCCTGGAGGCTCTAAGTCTCGGGCAACCTAAACCGAAGCAGGTTACCAAGGAAGCTGTTAGGAATTTGATAGAACAGAAAAAAGATGTGGAGATCCCTAACTGGTTTGCATCAGATGACCCAGTATTTCTGGAAGTGGCCTTAAAAAATGATAAGTACTACTTAGTAGGAGATGTTGGAGAGCTAAAAGATCAAGCTAAAGCACTTGGGGCCACGGATCAGACAAGAATTATAAAGGAGGTAGGCTCAAGGACGTATGCCATGAAGCTATCTAGCTGGTTCCTCAAGGCATCAAACAAACAGATGAGTTTAACTCCACTGTTTGAGGAATTGTTGCTACGGTGCCCACCTGCAACTAAGAGCAATAAGGGGCACATGGCATCAGCTTACCAATTGGCACAGGGTAACTGGGAGCCCCTCGGTTGCGGGGTGCACCTAGGTACAATACCAGCCAGAAGGGTGAAGATACACCCATATGAAGCTTACCTGAAGTTGAAAGATTTCATAGAAGAAGAAGAGAAGAAACCTAGGGTTAAGGATACAGTAATAAGAGAGCACAACAAATGGATACTTAAAAAAATAAGGTTTCAAGGAAACCTCAACACCAAGAAAATGCTCAACCCAGGGAAACTATCTGAACAGTTGGACAGGGAGGGGCGCAAGAGGAACATCTACAACCACCAGATTGGTACTATAATGTCAAGTGCAGGCATAAGGCTGGAGAAATTGCCAATAGTGAGGGCCCAAACCGACACCAAAACCTTTCATGAGGCAATAAGAGATAAGATAGACAAGAGTGAAAACCGGCAAAATCCAGAATTGCACAACAAATTGTTGGAGATTTTCCACACGATAGCCCAACCCACCCTGAAACACACCTACGGTGAGGTGACGTGGGAGCAACTTGAGGCGGGGGTAAATAGAAAGGGGGCAGCAGGCTTCCTGGAGAAGAAGAACATCGGAGAAGTATTGGATTCAGAAAAGCACCTGGTAGAACAATTGGTCAGGGATCTGAAGGCCGGGAGAAAGATAAAATATTATGAAACTGCAATACCAAAAAATGAGAAGAGAGATGTCAGTGATGACTGGCAGGCAGGGGACCTGGTGGTTGAGAAGAGGCCAAGAGTTATCCAATACCCTGAAGCCAAGACAAGGCTAGCCATCACTAAGGTCATGTATAACTGGGTGAAACAGCAGCCCGTTGTGATTCCAGGATATGAAGGAAAGACCCCCTTGTTCAACATCTTTGATAAAGTGAGAAAGGAATGGGACTCGTTCAATGAGCCAGTGGCCGTAAGTTTTGACACCAAAGCCTGGGACACTCAAGTGACTAGTAAGGATCTGCAACTTATTGGAGAAATCCAGAAATATTACTATAAGAAGGAGTGGCACAAGTTCATTGACACCATCACCGACCACATGACAGAAGTACCAGTTATAACAGCAGATGGTGAAGTATATATAAGAAATGGGCAGAGAGGGAGCGGCCAGCCAGACACAAGTGCTGGCAACAGCATGTTAAATGTCCTGACAATGATGTACGGCTTCTGCGAAAGCACAGGGGTACCGTACAAGAGTTTCAACAGGGTGGCAAGGATCCACGTCTGTGGGGATGATGGCTTCTTAATAACTGAAAAAGGGTTAGGGCTGAAATTTGCTAACAAAGGGATGCAGATTCTTCATGAAGCAGGCAAACCTCAGAAGATAACGGAAGGGGAAAAGATGAAAGTTGCCTATAGATTTGAGGATATAGAGTTCTGTTCTCATACCCCAGTCCCTGTTAGGTGGTCCGACAACACCAGTAGTCACATGGCCGGGAGAGACACCGCTGTGATACTATCAAAGATGGCAACAAGATTGGATTCAAGTGGAGAGAGGGGTACCACAGCATATGAAAAAGCGGTAGCCTTCAGTTTCTTGCTGATGTATTCCTGGAACCCGCTTGTTAGGAGGATTTGCCTGTTGGTCCTTTCGCAACAGCCAGAGACAGACCCATCAAAACATGCCACTTATTATTACAAAGGTGATCCAATAGGGGCCTATAAAGATGTAATAGGTCGGAATCTAAGTGAACTGAAGAGAACAGGCTTTGAGAAATTGGCAAATCTAAACCTAAGCCTGTCCACGTTGGGGGTCTGGACTAAGCACACAAGCAAAAGAATAATTCAGGACTGTGTTGCCATTGGGAAAGAAGAGGGCAACTGGCTAGTTAAGCCCGACAGGCTGATATCCAGCAAAACTGGCCACTTATACATACCTGATAAAGGCTTTACATTACAAGGAAAGCATTATGAGCAACTGCAGCTAAGAACAGAGACAAACCCGGTCATGGGGGTTGGGACTGAGAGATACAAGTTAGGTCCCATAGTCAATCTGCTGCTGAGAAGGTTGAAAATTCTGCTCATGACGGCCGTCGGCGTCAGCAGCTGAGACAAAATGTATATATTGTAAATAAATTAATCCATGTACATAGTGTATATAAATATAGTTGGGACCGTCCACCTCAAGAAGACGACACGCCCAACACGCACAGCTAAACAGTAGTCAAGATTATCTACCTCAAGATAACACTACATTTAATGCACACAGCACTTTAGCTGTATGAGGATACGCCCGACGTCTATAGTTGGACTAGGGAAGACCTCTAACAG